CTGATGTTAAGTGGATCAAAGAGAAACTCAGCGATCATCTAATTAAGCATTGGCGATTTACTGTGTTGGTTATATCACTCGTAGTGGGAGTTATACTTACGGGGAAATTTTTCTCATAAGCTGTACTGTAATAGGATCGAGTGGAGTTGTGTCACTCCAATGGAACACTAATTTTAATGGCTTATCTTTTGCGTATCCTTTTTGTTGCTTCTCCAAGTCTATCTGACGACGCTGTAGATTTTGGACTTGGGTCTGAGAGATATATCCAAACCGTCCCTCTTGAGCCCATATAATCGGCTTCGTCCAGTGGATCGCCGCGGTTAGATGTTTAATAGAGAGGGTATCTCCTGAGTGTTCTATATAGATATACGCTTCCATTATTTTATCGCCCCTTATTGTTATTATTTTCTTTACAGGTCACGAATCGTATATTGCCTTTTTCGTAGTGGCCATTATTGTTAATCCTGTCGATCTGTAACCCTTTAATTTGTTCGAGGTCTGTAAAACCTAAAGTTCCGGTTACGTATTCCCGGAAGTTATGGAGGGACTCGAATTTATTTTCAATACCCCGGCCCCCGTAATGTTTATATTTTGGGTGATCCGGATGATTACAACGGGAGTGCATACCGTAGAACACTTGCCCTAAATGACCTTTAATTGTACGACGATGTTTCCTACCGTACTCTAAGTACTTCTTTCGGTTTCTTCGGCAATACACCCCGTTCCGCCGTTTGATTTTATCTCGATGTCGTAAATAAAAATCTTTTTGCTCAAGGCTTATGCACTTTTTACAACAATGAGTTAGCCCATCTTTCGTCGATTTATTTTTGTGGAACGCATCTACTGGAAGTTCTTGTTTACAATATGAGCATTTTTTAATTTTCATTTTATATTTTCGAGGAAGTCACGCACCCACTGTTTTCGAGTAAACCATTTTCGAAATGTGTGTTTATCATATTTTAGTCTTATTCGTTTCCCTCGACTGTTGAGTAATCCCGGATCAACCCAGTAATATACTCCACGCCAATGAGTACGCTTGACTCCGGTTATCTCAAAGACGTAATCCATAACTTTCATCAGGGGCATATAATCATAGTTCTCGTTCTTCTTAATAAACTTGATCCCCTTGGCAGTAACTCCGTCCTCGATCCGTTGCATACGTTCTTCGAGTTTGTCGATTCGTTCCGGTATGGATCGGGGTCGATTAACCATCCCTTATTATCCTTATAAATTCGTGCATAGACTCGTATTGGAGTTCGAGTAATCGATCTATGTTACTTCGAATCCTTATAAAATCGAAGTCAAGATCTTCAAGAACCTGAATAACCGGATGCGGTTTTGGCTCTGGCACTGAGTTCTTCATACTTCCTCGGGTTGTCTCCATCATGTATACCCGGTTCTCGATCTACATTCCCTAACCACCTCTCCCACGGGATACGTTTTACTATCCATACAGCAACTCGATCCGGATGTTCCCAAAGAGTGAGGGCGACATTCCATACTGTCCCACGTTTCGAAGTTACAATCATAATCCACCCGGAGTGTATGCTCGGAGGGATTCGTTTGAAGCCCCCCAATAACTCTACACTCCCACTGGAGAGGGCCTCACCTATCGCTGGTGTGGGTGGTTTTTCCTCGGCGATCTTAAACAGATCATTCCGAGTTCGTAAATGGACCATCTTCGAGTCTCGCTAATAATCCCGCGACAGTAATTAGATGATATTTCTCGCCATCTAAATCATACCCGATAATACCCGCGGACATATAAATTATCATATCCCCGGCTTCAAGTGGGATCGGTATCTGGGCACCTGTATCTGTAAATACGCCAGGTCCACATGCCAATACTTCTCCCTGACAAACCTGATGTCTGGGATCGTTAGATTTTTTCATCCCCTTCTCAACGTGTTGTGGAACGAGTAAAATTCCACCTGATGAAACTTCTTCCACATGGGGTTTTACCACGATGATATCGCCGAGAGGCATGGGTACACGGTTTTTAGTTAGACCTACTTTTGGATTAGCCATTTTATTCTCTCCTAAATTAAATTCGTATATAATGGTTGGATTTTTTCGTCGCTCAATGGACGAGGCTTCTTTTTTTAAATGGTCCGCCCAATACACACATTCTAATACTCGTGGTACTGGCCCCCCAGCCACACATAAAACTATACACTGTGATCGGTGTTCACAAGTTCTCGTAATTAAGCCTACTTGTTTAGCCATCTTCTTTTGCTGTTTCAGATCCATTTCGTTGTCCTTTATCCTTTGATTAATATTTCCGGGGCGAGGTGGCCCATATTTCTTTTAACCCTATCGATATATTCTCCCTCACGAAAGTCTTTTGGTATAAGTTCACTTGGAGTCACATGAGTAATTTTAATATGTTTCGTACAGATTTTTGTGAATCTTACTGCCTCAAATAACAACCCCACTAAATGTGAACAGAATATAACCACAGTCGTTGGGGCGTTCTTTGAAAATTTCTTGAAGAACGGCGAATCCCACCACGCCTTAAATAATAGCCAAGCACCCTTATGGCCTGATGGATAAGATGTACCGCGGTGTTCTTTGATGAACCTTGTGAATATCTCCTCCGCATAAGCACAATCTAAACGGGTCTCGGTATTCCACACCCATTTTCGCCAATAGACTTTACCGTTGTAATATTGTAGCCACAGACCGAGCGGAGTAAGTTGGACACCCTTTATCCCCGAGAATTTATTCAGGGAAGTAGACTCAAGGACCATAAGTTGTCCGGCATTATTCTTGTAGATCACGGCGGTATGTCCAATGAATCTATAGAACCAATTTCGATTCTCGCAACAGAGCACATCAAAGTTACCCATCTGGTCACGGTATTTAAGGTAATCGTTCATTTTATTTACTCCAGAAATTGTCTCTTGGCATTTTCTCTAACCTGTATCCCGGTGTAGACATAAGTACGTTCTCCCTCTACACGAACTCGTACACGCTCCACAGTGGGTGCCGCTATATGTAAGAGTTGTCCAAATTGCGGACGACTCGTATGTTCCCGGCCACAGGCTTTACACCAACAAGCCCATAATTCATACAGCCCATGAGCCAGAAGTTTATCACTGTCTGCCCCGGTAATAATACAACACTCCGAAACAAACTGAGACATTGCATTTGCCGTAATACGAAAGGTGTTTAACTCATCGTGAGAAGATAATGGGAGTGTAAATTGGCCTCGCTCTCTTAGACGTTTTAATCCTTCTAAAGCCCACGGTACTAATTTATATGCTGATTTTGCTAATCGGCGTTTCAGGCCCCAGTCTTCCTTCCCGACATAAGAATTCGGAAATGATAGTATATTTAAGCGGGACTCTAATGCTCTCGCCCCATCAGGTATTTCAGGTATGATATTAACTGCCATAGTAAACTTACAAGTTAATCGAACTGCGGCCCGTACTGCTTTAAACTTAGCATTAACACCTACAGGATCTCCCCCGATTACCTGTAATAATTTCTCGGATGCTTGGCCAATATTACGCTTCCATCCTACCTTTGCATCCGGTAGAAATGCCGCGGCTTTCCCCTGTAACGGTTCGTATCCAAAATCTGTGGCTAACGCCGATAACTCCGTTGACACTACCTGATCGTCTCCGAGCATTGCCATTAAAATTCCAAGTACAGTTCCTTTCCCTGATCGTGGAGGACCGCGGAACATCATCATCTTTTCAAAACTCATATCCGGAGTTAGATGGTACCCAAACCACTCCTGAATAAGATCAATACAATCCTGTTGATCGTTAAAAATCATACGGAAATAAGATAAGATATCTTCTGCGGTAAGGGATGGATCAAAGTCATACGGGATCGCATTCAAACAAAAGTATCGAGGATCTGGATCTAAGGGACGCAGTTCCCCAGCGAAATATCGTTCGAGATCTATAATTCCGTTTTGAAATACAATACAATTCTGTGGTTCTAAATGCTGTTTACCGTCAAGCCATTGTGGGGGATCTCCTGTAATCGTACACCATTGATTACAAGCGTCGATAACATTTGTAACCATTGCACGATTAGGCCGGAACTGAGCGTACACCACTTCACCTTTCGGCCCAATCTTTTTATGTGTCTTCCCTTCAAGGTAAGCATATATCTCTCCCCTCAAGGTGTCCGGATCTACCTTAATATATCGCCCCCGTTGAAAAAACATCCACTGTCCGTTATGATTACGAAGAGTAAGGATTTTATTCTGTGAATATTGATCTGCTAAAAATGCAGTCGCGATGGTGGTGGGGCTGTCGTCGTCTAAAACATCCGTAGAGGCTTTATCCTCCCCGTGTTCTTCAATATATTCGAGTAATCCCTCGCCTGTAAGTTCACCTCGATTAACCCAATCACGAAGATCCTTAAATCCCTCTAATGGCAATAACTTTTGGGTCGAGGGGCAGTATGGTTTAAGGGCATGGAATGTTTGGTTCATTCCAGTTACCCCCACACCGCCATCGCGTTCCCCAATTACTAATACATCTAATCCACGTACTACTTTAACAAGGGCTGTTTTTTTGGATGTCGCCGAGGGCCGTCCAATCGCGATAAAGCCCAGATCAAAAGCCGCCGCCACATCAGAAAAACCCTCGACAACCAAGACGGGGTAATCGGAGGATATAAGTACTGATCGACCAGTTTTGCCAACTCGTCCGGTACTTCTACGAATGTGCAAATAGCCTGAGTCTTCCCGTTCCTGCACGGCACCATTAGAAACCCGCCCACATAAGACTGCGGACGGATCATGTGGGTCGTCGGCTGAGACGAGGCACCAGTCATTCTTACCACAGATTGGGCAATTAATATCCCCTCCAGTGCGTCGCCAGTTATGTTTACCGGGTGCATATTTTTTTACTCCTATCTCATAGTCAGGATTTAATACGTACGTAAGTCCTCGCTTGGACCCCGATATCATTATTTTTTTACCAGATGAAAATCGTTCCACCAATCCTACGATCTCCCCGGTTTCATCACGTTCTGGGGAGACCCAAGATTGATGCTCTGGGTTAAAGCCAATGCCGATTGCTGTGAGAGCCTCTATCGAAACCCCCAGACTCTCACTGAATTCATCCAGCATTGCAGGAAATACATTTTTAACATACTGTTCAAATTGTTCTGCAAAGGTCACAGTAGTCTCCATTAAAATGGGATAGTCTCGCTGACAATAAGCGTCTGAACATCGAACCACTCTTCCGGGGTAAGCGTATCGTCATCTGGACCGCCATGGATTTTCTCGATGGCTTTTGTCCACTCTACTGCTCGATCATCAGCGGATAAAGCCGCTTCCGGAATTTGTTCTTCAATATAAGCCCATGCATTATCCCGAGTTGTCTTACCGGTTTTTTCCTCTACCTTTGGTGCAGGTGCAGAGGGACTAGAAGTGACAGATCCCGGGGGCGTATCTGCGGCAGTCTGATCTACTGTACCACCGGTAAGACCAGAGACGTTTTCTTTTTTCTTATCGACTTTCTTCGCATCAGCTTTTTTCGTTGAGGCTTTTGGAACTGACGGAGCACCCTTGGGTTTGACTTTTGTTTCGCCCTTCTTACCAGCCATTACCAACCCGAATTTTTTGTCGAGGCTTTGCAGGTCCTTAGTATCCAATGATGTGATCTGTCGCGTTGGACTGGCAGTATCCACATCGATCCAACTTACCTGTAACTTAGTTTCACCGTCCCAAGTATTCGGCTCTACCCTAAAGAGGAAACGTATTTCGGTAAGATCTTTTTCGGCGAGGGCTTGGAAAGACGCTCCATCCCATCCGAAAACTTTCTTCACCTGTTCACAGTTACGAAGAGGTTTCTTTTCTTTGCCATAGAGTACAAGGTACGCCCGTAACTCTTGGTCACTGACCTCTACATAATCTTCTACCTCTTCATCATAGAAGTGTGTCGCTTCACACTGGAGGACGAGTTGGGGGTAACCCCCACTACTCTCATCCACACCGTGAATCGGGGCATATCCCAGATACGTCCCTGCTTTGTCAATCAACATTATTTTTCCCTTTCAATTTCTCGATTTCAATTAACTCATTAAATTTATCGAGATAAGCTGTCTTCGCGATCTCGATCTTAACATAATCACCATGACATTTTTTAAACTTCAAACCACTATCGCAATGACATGGATCATTTCTTCCAGTTTTATTCTTTGCCATCATCCTATCCCATCAAAAAGTTTACTCGCGGCTTGTAGATAATTAGCATCCGCCTCATGCCACTTATCAGCGAACAGGTTACAGATTTTTACCAAGGACGGGAAATCAAATTTATCCACATGGACTCCTCGAAAAGTCGCCATCATGTTAGGGTCCGGCCTTTTCTCTGTCATGGTAGCCAATCTCCGTTCGGCGAGTTTCATTTCATTTTTGGTCGGTTTGTCCATCATTACCCCCGAATAAAAATTGCCAAACTGTATCATCGTTCGGGGCATCGAAAGATACTGCTCGATTACCCTCGAACTTTTCAGCACTCCGAGTCTTTGCTACATAGTGCATTTCGTCCTGAACAAAAATAGCCCGAGATGTACCTCCTGTAGCTTTATGATCTTTATCAACCTCCACACCGAAATGATCGATCTTAAAGACATGATCTGCCCACTCGCAAAAATATCGACGCACCGAATTTTTCTCCGATGTTGGATGTGATAGCTTTGGACCGGCTTCAAGAAAGTCTAATCCGCCGGGATTCGCCACTTTAACATTCATAAGCTGACAAATCAGAATCACATTTTTACCTGTCCGAATTAATCTATCACAGTCTGCGGCAAGAGGTATCATTGTATCGTATAGATGCTTATATCCTTTACCGAATCCATATCCTTCAAGGTGTTCAACGGTCCCGCCCTTCTCATGTTTAATAGTTCGGAACATAAAGGGTTCAGCTAATTCTTCCGCGAGAGTAAAAGTATCGATAGCGACGGTATCATATCGCTCAAAAAGTGAAGGTTGCTGTAGGGCATTTCGAATATCAGAGTATGTTTCAATACCATGAATCTTCTGTAAATCTTCCCCGGTCCGAGGATCTTTTATTTTCTTACCACCGTCATCGATGCCAATAAATACGGGCTGGGGGGCTAACGCGGCGACAGTTGTTTTCCCCATACCTGATTTTGCGTATAGGAGAATCCGTTCACCCTCGCCCTCATCTTTCCACGGACCGGTGGTAAATGTTTTCATTGGTATGGGTGCGGCTTTTGCACTTACTCTTCTATTCTTACTGGGGGCTGGTGGTCCTTTTGGCATTATTATTTCCTTTCGTATTCAATACTAAATCATACCTATAGATAAATTTACCTTTTTGCTTAACGTAGTAAGCCCCACCACTATCAAGGGCCTTTTTAATTTTTAACGCGAATGGTTTAAGTTCACCCTTATATTTTGTCCTAATGGTTTTATCATGGTATCTTTTACCCCCATATATAATAACTCTACCCGGGGCGGACATTCCAACATGTTTAAAATTACTGGCACGATATATAATCCCTTTGTGTCCGAAATTGGGGTCGGCGTAAGATATAACGGTCTTGATTTCTGTATTGTTTTTGAGCCACCTAAGTGTCAGACCTATAAATCTTGATTCAGTATTTTTAGGGGTTTCATCTATACAACACAGTCTCCTCAACTCAATAATATCTTCTGCTTTTTCTCCGTATTTTTTCCATTGCCCAGCCATAGCCATTCTACCATACAGCATGGCCCCGATCATTTCGGAGTCATTAAAAAGACCGAAACAATAATCCGCTATAACCCCATTTATAGATTTTGAGTAATGCCACGTCTCGATAAAAAATCTTATCTGGGTTCTATCCAGCAATTTTATCTGCAAGTCTCTTACGTTAATTTTTATTTTCCTTCTTTTCGAATATTCTTTTAAATCCCGATATCTCTCCAACTGTAGGATCAACACCATTATAACAGATCGGTATATATTCACAGGCGTATGTGGCTTCGCACTGATCTTCGTTCATCACATACGATTCATTCCGAACCATAAACCTAAAGCCTTGGTAGACACTACATATCTGCTTCTGGAAATTTTCGATATCCTTTGGTGTACGAGAAACTTCACGCCGACCAAAATAAAACTCCGGACGTTCTCCCATATCCTGTAACAATCGCATCCCATACATTTCAGGAGTTTCGCGGATGGCATAAGTTCCTGCTTTGGCCCCGGGTTCAATTTCAACTTCTTCTCCATCGATGTGAAATTCGCTGAGGTTATCTGTAAGACAGGCTATCTCAAACTTCTTCTCGAAATATTCCCCCGTCCCGACAAACTTTTTTGAGTCCCCCTGACTCAGTTTTTTTGGGGCGATACTCGGTTTACGTAATCCATCAAATACACATTCTTGAATAAGTGGATCGGTTGCTTTGATCCCGTACGGTTCAAGATCCCCGGCGAGTTGTAACTGTTGGGCGGCATACACGTACATACTGATCTGGATATTCAGACGGAGGTTCTCCCAAAATGTGGAGTCCGAACCCATCGAACTCGAAGTCGTTTTGTGTTCCATTATCATTGGGATACCGTTTTGGTTACGTACTAACTTATCGATCTTCCCCACGAGTTTACAATTAGGAAGGGTCCGACCTGTCTTCGGGTTTTTAACGGGGAGATCGAATTTCAACTCAGTGGCGACAGTCTCATATTGGCTGTTACTATAGTACCAATTATATGCCGACATACCATATAGTACCTTTACCCGCTCAACAAGCCATTCTGTCCGGTCTTTATTTGCGGGGATATCAGCGTAGAATTTATCCAGATAGTCAACCACCAGTGGCATTTGATCCTCTTCGATATACCCAGTCCCCCCACAGAAGGGACACTCAGGGTCACTAGCAGATAATTTAGCACAATCGATACAAACTCCTGCGGAGCGTCCGAGAATTTCTTGGCATCCATGCCATCGATTTCCGAATCGTTGTGTATCGGTGTCTCGGGTTGTTCGTAACCCAAGGTAATATTTCATAAAGCATAACCAGTTACATTTCTTATAACTTCTCATAAAACTTGCGGATACATGAGTTGATTTTTTACTGCTCATTCGAAGTCTCCTGTACCTATCATATTCCTTTGGCCGTTACAGGCACCATTAGCAGAGCAATCCCCACAGTCTCGCTTACATTCTTTTCCATCTGGACGCATAGGCACTGAACTTTTTTCCGATTCTTCCTTATCCATCATCTAGCCCTTAAAAATAAATGTTTACTAAGCCTTCTAATTCTTCGACACCATGGATGACCACGTAAATCCCTTTACTCCCCATGATTTTTTCTTTCCGTTTCTGTTGGTTTAAACTTAGCACCCCGCCTTTACCCCGCTTCACCTCAATCTCAAAATGAATCCCGTGTCGAGTGAGGCCAATTATATCCCCCGCCCCTTTGATGCCATAAGTACGAAACCCACTTATACCTATTTGACCGGCACCAACATTCATCCGATCACATATAACCCCCCGCCTTCGAAGCCATGATAGACATTCTTTAAGGACCATGGCTTCGGACTTAGTTTTATCCACGGGTACGATGGGCTTAGTCGCTATACCGCCATCCTTGCGTCCGGGTTTAAACTTCTGTCCACTTTCTTTAGCATGGATCATATTGACTATGCCTTCGCCGAGTCGTTGTTTAGTTATTTTTTTAGATTTCATCTAAGCTCTTTTATTCTTTCTTTTTGCCAAGACTTACTTTTGGCTGGATGTATTACTGTCCTATGCCCTTCGGTACTGTGTCCAGTAGCTTTAAATTCTGCCCATTGTTCGGGTGTGTAGATACATAAATCTACGGGTTTATCCGTTACTACGATCAAGTCGATATCATTGGCCGACTTTTCGTCGACTATACTAGATCCATAATGAAATACCTGCATAATATTCTCCGTACGATTACTTTTTTATTTTCCATACCTCTTCTTCGCGATGATCGGATCAATCGCCAGTGGGAGTCCCTCGGCCCACGCGGGGGTCGTTAGCACGACCTCTTCAAGAATCGCCCGGCTCTCGTTTTGTTTTTCTTCCAGTACCATCGTAGTCACATCATCGTGGACATGAATTACAATAGGCAGTCCAACCTTTTCACATTCGAGTATCCAATATCCTAAGAGATCCCGGCACATCGACTGCACGATATTCTCTGTAATACTTCCGCCCCACAGGTGTCCATATTTCCATTTAATTGAGCCGTCTGCTCGTCGAATAGTACAGTGAGGATATCGCATTTCACGTCCACTCGGTAATCGTAAGAAAACCATCGAGCCCTTTGAGTAAAAAACTAATGGTCCAACTGTTCGAACCTCATTAGGGTATTTTGTTACAACTCGGAACGCCTTCTCTACAGCACTCCAGAACTTAGGAATCATCGGGTATGTTTGGCGATAAAAATTGATATCTTTTTTACAGGTACTAAGAGTAATCTCTCCTGCCCTAATCTTTTCTGCGAACGCGGGGATCTTTCTCATTTCAACGAGCATACGGGCAGCACCCATCCCGTAGCCACTACCAAGGACGTAGGCTTTTCCATAGTCTCGACCCAGCTTTAAAATTTTTGCTACCGGTTTTGGGTCATATTTTTCTGGTTTTCGGACGGGTCTCCCCAACAATATACTAGCAAACTCAGAGTAGGGGTCTCGATTCTGTGCAAATGCCTCAGTAAGATCATCTTGTCCGGCTATCCATGACAACCCCCGGGCTTCGATAGCGGTGGAGTCAGCGGTCAGCAGTACCATGTCCTCGCCCGCCATTAAAAGATTTCGGACTTCAATAATAAGGGGATCTGCTTTTGATCCGAAGTTCTGGGCGTTCACGCCTTCGCAACCGGACCAACGTATCGTGTGTGCCCCGGCGTATTTAAGGGGGACCCGGAAATAACCATCCGATGCTTTGGACTGCTGGATCATATTGTGAACTCGTTTAGCGTGGAGAGGCCATGACTTAACAGCCTGTCTCGCTTCGGCTAATTTCCGTACTTTATCATCAGGATGATTCAGTAGAGCTTTCATACCCTCATCATCTTTAGCAAACGCCGGGATCATTTTAGATTTACCAGTTTTCTTTGATGGAGTACTCCACTTCATCGGCACTTTTTCACCAGAGGGCAATGCTTCTTCCATTAGAGCTAAGAAGGTTTTATTGCCACTGATTATTTTCCGGGTGTATCCAAGTTCCTTTGCAACTTCATCAGCTTGTTTTTCCATCTTCTCTTTAAGTTTCATCGCGAGCATAAAGTCGAACTTAAAATTCTTCTGTAAGAATAATTGCGTTGTATGGTTCATTAATGGAAGTTCAAGTTCTGGATTAGTTACCAGAGGTAATGTTTTTTTGAATATTTTTGTCGTTATGTCAACGTCATTGTTACAATATATACCGAGGTCGCTTCGCTGTATGGTGGACATATCATTCCAATGTAACCCTTTGAATTGTTTCGTATCGCCCTTCGGTTCAAGACCATATTCTTCTGCTAAGTCTCTTAGTTTATGGGACTTACGAGCTTCTAAGAAACTCGTTATTTGTTTCGTATCGAGAATATATTTCGGCCTGACATTATAATGTTCATGTAAAATTAATGCGTCGAAGAAAGCGTTTTGCATAACGACCACGCAATTTTCGAGGTTAGGGCCATACGTGACTTGGAGGTTCTCAAATACTTCGGCAATAAAAGCGGGAGATCGAAATATGGACACGCTCCCGTTTCGACTCACGCTCATTCCTGTCGCTTCAAATTTATCTGAGGTTACAAATCGTACAGTCGGCCATTCATCTTTAGACAGGGTGTAATCCTGATCCCAATATGTTTCGAAGTCCATTGTTACAATGTCCGTTGGGAAACCAGCTTTCCTTAATATGTCTTGATAGTCTAAGCTCACTTAATATATCCCATAGTTCCATATTACATGAGGCAAGAGGGTTCTCGCATGTGTCAAGACGCCAAAGCTCTTGAGCCAAACTCTCTCTCTATACTCTTCCGCAGGATTCAACGCACATCCTCCAGAGTCTTAGCGTCGAGATCACTTATAGGCCCGTTTTCCATCCGTTTTTTATTCTCATACGGAGCAATGACCATACGATAGAATTCGAGTTTCACACATTCGAGGACACCAATAATAGAATTTACCGAGGCATAACGAAAACGAGTCTGTTTCGCGTCTCTGTCGATTATTATATGGAGGAGTTTTGTTATCACATAATTTACATCGCCGAGAGTTATTATAGTATCTGCCAACTGCTTAACGATACCGTCGATCATTTTACGTTTGTCTTTTTTAATATATGGCATTTCAATCACTACCTTTCTATCGGTTCATGGCTATCCACAGCAGGAGCATCGCTATAACAAAAGTACAATGCCGCATTGTCTCATCTAACTGTTCCAAGACTGTTACTATTTCCGAGATCATTACTCGGTCTCCTCTCGGATATCAGGATCTTCGTCGATAATAGTCACCTCTGCTGTTTCACCGACTATCGACTCATCATCAGGTTCAGAGTCATCAGCTTTTTCATTTTCTAATACGACACCGAGAGGACAACTACAACTACCCCCAGCAACATTGCCATTACTACCTATGCTTAAATCCACTCCGGTGTCTTCGCACTGTTTACATGTCACTAACCTGAAACCTTTTTCAAAACTTCCGGCGAGTGCAAATGCGTCCAATCCCTTCTCGGCGATGTTCTCCAACTGGGCGAGGAAAGCTACTGGGTAAGGTGTTGTGTTTTTCTCCAAAACATAGTCCCACCATTTCACAATGACAAAGGTGGCGAGTGCCCGAAGGCAGTCATATTTCTTAGGTCTAGGGGCCGTGGGTCTTTTGTAGTACACCGGTAACCGTCCAGTATCATACGTGTTCTCGTTGACGTTCATACATTCAGCGATCCGCCAGAGAGAGTCACTTCGTAGTCGATGCCGGATCAACTTCGGTAACTTAACAAGTACTGCATGTATCCGGGTTTCGAGTTCTTTCTTAGCGGCATGTACGTCGCTGTCTGGGGCTTTATTTATGCTGGTCATTTTAATCTCCTATACCTAGTTCTTCTGCTCGTTGAAGAAAATTTTCCTCCGCTACGGGGGGAGTCCATTCTTCGATAATAATATTTTCATTTAGCCTACAACGTACTGGTTCTGGAAAAAATTCATCAGGCATAATAGCCCGGGCCTCTATTATTAGTAACTCAGTATCTCCCGGGGTCACAGGTCCGAAATCTACGCCATATTTTTCAGCGATTACCTTGTGGATTTGATCTTCCAATCGTCTGTAATTAGGGAGTAGGGCTTTAAGAGGTCGAGCAACGTCTCCCACATACGCTTCCGAGGCATCATGGAGTAACCTCGCAGAAGGTGTACCCGGCATACCCTCTGCTTTTGAAAGTAGTACACAGTGTTCTGCTACAGAATAAAAACTAATCACATGACCATTATACCGGCATATATTACTTAGGGCATGGGCTATGTCTACTAAGCAGATATCTTCTGCTTTCACATCCTCTAAGTCAATTAGCTTACCCGTATATGTGCACATTTCATTCATTGTTCACTTCCTTTTCGGTTCTACGTCTTCGCCTTCATGTTTTTTTAGTTCTTCGTTATATTCTTCTTGAGTTATATTACCATGAGCCAGATCGTATCGTATCGCGTATAGCCAATGTGGTATCTGACATTGCCTTTTCCATGATCCCTTACCCATTATTTAAAATTACTCTTGTGGTAAATTTCCCCGCGTCCGCAGGGCATAATTTCAAGATAGGGTATACCCTCTATTATTACGGCGGCTGATAGAATTGGTCGTTCATCAATATGCCGACCATAGGCAAATTGCCATGCGTCTACATCAATCCCACATCCCACGTCAACGCTAAAAATACGACGTAATGGGTTCGCCCTCCATTTTAAGCCGGCCCGGGAATGACAATGACCCATTACTACGGACATAAGTTTTTTCGCCGATGTGGTCCATGCTGGATTAATCCCGCCACGTTTTGTACCATGTAAATAACATACCTCATCGATAATATGCTCATATTGCCAATCCCACCCCGGAGTTTTCCATATCTCAGCAAAATTCCGGAGGAACTTCGAAGGTATATTAACACTCTCTGCTAATCGGATTACTCGCTCGTCATGGTTGCCAATACATACTTTAGCTTTTGGGAATATCTTATACCATTGTTGTATCTTTTGTTTAGTGAGGGTATACTCGTCGGTAGGTCCAGGACATTCCGGATTATTCGCATGAAAACTAATACCTTGAAAATCGGCAACATCGCCAATAAAGACCACCGAATCACAACCCCATTGATAGTATAGATCCTGACAAAAAGTTTTATATCCGGGATGTGCCACTGGCTCGTGGATATCACCGACCACTAAAGTTTTCATCTTTGCCTCTGGAGATATTTAATCGCCCGTTTTAGTTTTATTGGATCGTCCCTAAATTGCCCCAATCCGGTATTACAATGATTGCAGAGCAACCCCCTCACTTCCCCCGTTTTATGGTTATGATCTGTACACACCTCCCTGTAAAGTAGGGTCTCTCGACAAATCCCGCATCGCCCCTTTTGGTTTTCATACAGTTGTCTGTGTTGTTCGAGAGTCATATGATAGAAGCACCTAAGTTCAGATCGACGTTTTAATTCTCGCCCCCGATCTGTTTTGCGATAGACTCTCTTTTTTCGGTTGATTTCACCTCGATTTTTCTGGCGGTAATTTTTTCGATCTCGTCTATTTTTATCCGGGTTCTTTTTACGATATTCTTTCATCTGCTGACTTACACACTCCCGGCAATAAATATTTAGCCCGTCTTTTCTACGTCGGTCCCTATAGAACCCGCCCGTAGATTTTCTTGTATCGCACCGACTACAATATTTAGTCCCTACCCTACTCACTATCCTTCTCCCGTAAGTAACTCAGTATTATCGGTTTCAACGCCTGTACTTCCTCAACTGTATGGATCACAAATACCGGGATATTTTCCTTTGTTGCAAAATTGATCTCAATCTGCATCCCGGTTGAAATAAAATCATCGGGAGACCATACTAGTAAAATATCACGGAGACGGATTATTTCACAATCACCCCATAGAATATCTTCCTCTTTTAGCCGTCCGTCCTGATATAATATACTAATGAGAAGATCATTCTCACCGGGGACATAGATCGAAACCTCCGGGAGAATGCACCTTATAAGAACCGCGGCTTCGTGTGCCTTCCCATTATTAGCCATCATCGATTTAGGAGTCGCGTCAAGGCCAAGTCTCCCTCTAATACTGTGGGACATATAAGCTGTGTGGTATTGAAGCATTTCAGTTTCCCTTCAAATATTTAACTGCCTTTTGTAAACCCTCGACAGTATCACCGAGAAAACCGATTCCAGTATTACATCGATGGCACAGAAAACCACGAACTTTCCCTGTTACATGATTATGGTCGGTATAAATCTTGGTGTATGCCACGGAGTCACCACAAAGTTTACAACATCCATTTTGGTTAAGGTATATCTGTTTATGCTGTTCGAGAGTTAGGCCATATACATACTTAATGCGTGTTCTACGGCTGGACTCTCGTCCCTGTTTTGATCGACCGTACTTTTTTTGTTGTCGCCGAATTTTAGCCCGTCCCTGTTCCGTTTTCCGATATTTTTTATAGCACAGACTCACACACTTCCGACACATGGGTTGTAGCCCATCTTTTGATGCTTTACGTTTCCCAAAGCTATCTAATGGAAATGTTTGCCCGCATTTCGGACATCTCTTAACTTGCATCATCAATTCCCTTCTGAGTAAATGGAAGTTTACAGTCCGGATATTTCTTTAGGACTGTGGCCGTTATCTTTTTGATATACTTCCAATGCTCTGGAGGCGTGATCGGTGGCCGATCATCGTCAACTTTATTCTGGATCAGGCCATCACGTAGTACTGTTAGCCCGGCAATGGCTTTAGTGATATGGTGGATACCACTTTCGGGGTCAATGTCTTCACCCTCCCACCAAAGGTCTATATGTCTGCGTACTGCGTCATAATAAATCGAAGCAGTTATAACCGTATCACGATAATTGTAGCGACCATATTTTCTGGCCCCCTCCATCATGGCGATACCTACCTCAGCCATGACTGCTAAAGATACGCAGCAATGAGGGTTTTTTACTGATCCCGCAATTTCTTTGGGGTTTACACCCTGTTTAACAGGTTTTTTCCCAACCCAGTTATTGAGGTAACCTCCCGAAGCGATTCTCACGCAATTATTACAAGCTGTCAACTTATCATTTTTGCAATTCTTACAGCTTCTTTTTTTCTTTGTTTCCATTCTACTCTCCAAAACAATAAGGGATAACTCGGCTCGCCCATGACTCTTTAATTTTTAAATTCGTAATCATCTGACTCCGACTTATGTTTCCCTTACCTATATCATAGTCAATTCCCAGAAAAATGCAAAAGGATTATTTATATTTTTTCACCAATAAACCCCTCAATTAGAGGGATTAAGATATTCTTTGCCTCTTTATAATAATACTGGACATTCTGACGGGACAAGGACACGAATTCTCCGATCTCAGCGAAAGTCCGGTTATTCCGGGAATATTGGACAAAGATATACTGTTGGAGTTCACCTATGGTCTCGAAAGCAGTACATTTGAGAGGTGCTCGAGTGTTCAGTAGTAATTCCGCAGAGGCCCTTTCGTAAAAATCATCCAGTTCGGTCTTTTCTGCGATCTCATTACCTCGTTGATTATCCGCGATCCACGATAAGAAGTCTATATTTTCCATATCGATACTAACTGTTGGAACGCGTCTATTTTGCTGTCTATACACATAGGTAATCTGTCGAATCATAGCCCCGTGAACATAATCACCGAATTCATCGGCCTCGATAAGTTCCTCACAAAATGCTTTTCGAGTAGATAGATAGGTGAAGACATCCTGTACTCGGTCCTCGGCCTCTTCCCTGTTACCAATTAACTTCGATAGGTAACTTACCCAATGGTCAAAGCGTTCAGTGTAATATTCTTCGAATGTCATCTCAACTCCGTAAAGAAATGTTAAAATATTTCTCACATAGCGGCATCAAAATTGTTGCGATCCTTCGAGAGCACCAGAAATTTCGAGAAGTCACCCCTATCAAATCCTTTATTTCTTCAAAAGTCCTCCCATTCCGAATATGCTGTACAAACACATATTGTCGGAATTCCCCCACAGTATTAAATTTTTCTAGTCGCGATTTTCGAGAATCGGCCAGTAATTTTACTGCGGTTTCATAAAAATCGTTTAACTCAATTTCTTCCGTCGTCCCATTGTCCTGTTGACTCTCAGCGATTTCGACTGAAAAATCTACATCCCCATAACGGATAGTGGGGACATGTTTACCCCGAGCTTCAAAAAAGTTGGCTCTTTGTCGCATAATCGCCCCCTTAATATACTTATGGAAATTACCCCCCTTTAAAATCCCCTTACAAAACTCTTTTCTGGTTGATAGAGACATGAATATATCCTGTACTCGATCTTCGGCTTCTTCTCTGTTACCAATTTTTTTTGAGAGGGAGTCAACCCACATTTTAAAATTTTTAATATAATATTGCTCAAATGTTTCTACCATTTCAACTCCACTATTTATCCTCCGCTGGCACCAATACCGGGCGTGACTTCCCACAGTTAGGGCATTTTTGTTTAGTCCGTGTCCGTTGGAACAGCCGGATAATTTTACTTCGACAGTGCATTCTCGCAGAACACTTACAATAAATATGACCAAAAGTAAAATGTTTCATTATATATCCCTAAAGAAGTTGTTTGAATGTCTTCCCGGTGCTGGGATGGGCATGAACCGCCCTATCTAAAATCCCATCGAGTCGGGCCTCAAGCTGTAATATTATAGTTTCGGAGACCCGAGTACATTCCCAGCCCAGACGGTTTCTTTTAACTTTGGCTAATATGCGACGACGCACTTCTTTTTTATTTAATAGCATAGCCACTCCGTAAATAATTTATTGCTTGTCTTAGAGACTTCGGATTATCCTCAAATCCCCCTAAACCTATGTTACAACCTCGACATAACAACCCCCGAATTTCTCCGGTTCTATGGTCGTGGTCAGTATGGATCTTATTGTAGGGGAGAGGTCTTTTACATATAGCACAACAATTCCCCTGATCGGTGTATATTTGTTTATGTCGTTCAAGAGTTATGCCATATTTGTACCGAAGTTTCCATCTACGACGAGACTCCTGACTATGGCCTAAATTCCTATATATCCGTTGTCGATGGTTGATTTTATCTCGATTCGCCACTCGATATTTACGAGCGGCTTCCTGTCCCGGCTTCGAATGATAATATTTCCTTTGTCGTTGAGTGATTTGCTTTTGGTTCTTTAAATAATATTCTCTATGCCGCAAACTTTCACATTTTCGACACCGGGGCCGTAGCTTACCGGCACTTGTCCGGTGTTTACTAAAAGCACTTAAAGGGAGTTCTATTTGACACCCCCTACAAATTTTGGTTCGCATACTCATTTTATCTCCAGTCATTACTGGGAAACATCCCTTCCCGGAATGTTCCCCGGTAATCATTGGAGGAGCTACAGATAATACTGTGCTTCGGCTTTGATCGTAACCTCTCGGTAAAGTGTGCCGTTATCTTTTTCGAGAATCGGATAATACCGGTATTGCCTTTTACCCTGTCCATCGATCCATACATTCCAGCATTGTCCGGGACGCGGGAGAAATCCATAGCGTTCTAGACATTCTTCGACCGTAAGTTGCTCCCGCCCGTTTTTACCACGCCCGTGGTAATTAAAGTAGCAACATCCATCACCCCGAGTGACGGTAGTGGTGAAAGCATCGGCACTTTCAATTTGATTGTTCCATATAGCTCCGTGATCTCGCGTCACCCATACATCAAATCTTTTTAATTTCTTTTTTGGCATTTTAGCCCCTTTCAATAATTACCCATAGATTTTAACCTTTTTAGTTTCATATTGTCCTTTTTGCGATGTAACAATTTGGTGGTGTCTCCCAGCTTCGTGATTAGCACCACGGACTTTAAAATTACATTCTGGACACCATGCTTTACTGGTTTTAGTTTTTAATCCCATGCGTCTTTTCTCAGGTCTACAATACAGCGGGCCGGGTTGTCGTTTTTTATCTCTTGGCATTATTTCGTGCCCCCTGTAAATACCTTACTGCTCGCATCACACCTTTGAGATTATCTTCAAAATACCCCAACCCCATATTGCATGTCCGACATAACAGCCCCCGTATCTTCCCAAGTTCGTGGTCGTGATCGGTATCTATTTTGTTATAGGCTACAGCCTTACCGCATATCCCGCAACAGCCGTTCTGCTTGAGGTATATTTGTTTATGCTTTTTAAGAGTAATGCCGTAAGCATGTTTAAGTCTTGCAGACCAGCCGCGTTCTGAGTGATTGTATTTTCTCTGCGACTCATTAATTCGAGTTCGATTTTTCTTACGGTATTCCTTCGATCTCTGATTTACACACTTCCGACAAGCCTCTTGTAGCCCATCCGCTTTTGTCCGATTCTTTTGGAACCTATCCAAAGAGAAGACTCGTCTACAGTTCGAACAAATTTTAGTTTTCTTAGCCATCACTATACCATAGCATTTTTTACTACATTTGTCAAGTGTTTTTTCGATGTTTTTTAAAAATATTTCACTCCGCCGGATTACATATCCCAGCATCGATTAATGCCTGTGCCTGACGACCGAACCAGTTTTTGTGCGTTTCGAATTTTTCCAGTGCTTTTTTATACATATTAATATTATAGCGGGCTTAAAAACTAAGCCCTTTTTTAATGAGTCTCTTACAGTCTTTACAGGTTACACAGGCCGTAATTTTTGTAACATGCTCGCGTTCGGTGTATCGCCCGCAAACTCCCGCCGTCCATGTCAATTCATAGTGTATTTTTTTTCTTTTCTTTTTGGTTCTCATATTAGGTCTTCTCATGATTTTCTCCGTTATTCATTTTGGTATTATACCTTATTCCATGATCGATGTCAAGAGTTATTTTGCCGCAATCCCGCTAACATTGCTTGACGTTCTAATTCTGCCTTGTCAAGATCGACCTCGAAATATTTAGCGAGGAGTTTTTCGATCCCTGTACGGATAGGCATGTATCTATCCTCGTCGTACTCTTCGGCGATATTCTCGTCGCAAATACAGAGGGTTACCTGTTGATCGTTTTGTAACCATTCGAGAAAAGCACCTAATTTTTGCGATTCGTCCCGGTTCGCTTGTATTTTCTCACATTCCGGGTGCTTACTTTGTTTTTCGTCCATTTTATCTCCAATCTCTATTTTAATTAATAACCAATAATTCCGGACAGTTTATAGTTAGTCTCATTTTGAGTCTTATTCCCTGTCCGGTGTTGTGGGTTATTGATAACAACTATTTTGCTCGTCCATAGTCAGTTCTTGCCCGATTTCATGGAACTCAGTGGTTTTATGCTCGAAGGTTTTACCATCAATTATACGAGTCTCAATGCAGGTAATATGTAACCCCGCGGCATAAAGACTTTCAAATCCCATACCACTATCAAGACTTCCATCGACAATACCAGCTTCGGCAAGGTCGATAAGGCCCTGTAATGTATTGGCCTGTAATTGTTCCGCGGCGTATCCGCATCCGCCGCCGCCCCAACAATTCCCGAAGACTACACCCTCGGACTTAAACTTCTTTGTACTATCCATTTTACAATACCTCCAATTTCTTAAATACTATTTACTTGTCGAATACCATTGATTCGATAGTATGACTATACCACAATGCCAATACAATGTCAAGACAATTCTGTCAATTTTAATGCTTTTTGCCATAATTTTGTTCTTACCAGTCTTTTAGCTGCTTTTGCATGATCTGGCCACGATACTGTCTGCTTTACAACCCATCGTATCCAATCCATTGATAATTTCAATGCGGGAATATGGTCGGTACATTCGAGTACTTGTGCATAGTACGCATGATATTCTGTTAAGTACATTTCACTGCCCCAGCAGTGACAATTAGTTAAATGACATTCTGCATGTTTCATTTCATGAGACAAGACCGCAAATTGTTCCTCGTCTGATAGTTGTTTTGCAATTGTAATTGTTCGACTTCTCGGGTGATAAAATCCCCCCAAGTTGCCAGATGTTTCAAATTCTATCGGACAAGGGCATAGGTCAATTAGTTCTTGTAGTTTATTATCCATTCCAATACTATACCATAACACCTATCTAATGTCAACACTATTATTCCATGTATGTAAGATATCCATGGACTACTCTTGTTTATCTTCGGTTAAGTAGTCGTAATACTCAACCCATATTTTAGTTACTGGATTATTAGGGGCCGTTTTAATGGCGTCCAGTATATATTCTTGTCCGTCGGCTGTTAGCGGATTTTCAAGGAATACTTGGCAACTATCACAATGACAAGGACTATCCGACTCACCACCACCGTCAACGTAAGGGCCTTTTGGGTAATCGTCGCTGTCGTAAGTGTACTCATCGGGGTATCCGTCTGGTTTTTCAAGTGTCAGTTGAATATCACTGATACAGTCAATACAATAAAAAGCAGCTTGATACATATAAACGTCCATTTTATTCTCCATTCTCTTAAACTCCATTATCTGTTAAAAACGTGAAACAGGCAATACCGTAGTATCCGCTTCTTAAGACTGTTTTGACCCCAATAGGCTTATTGATTTTGCTATTGTTCCCGCAAGCCGCTGTCCCACTTCAATTAGTACTATACCATATTACCCGGTTAATGTCAAGACTATTATCCATGATCCATAAGTTTTTCATAGACTACTCTATTTTTAATCAGTACCAATATTCTACCCGTGGTAGCTTGTCCACTGGTCAATTTCCCACCATATATCCCGAACACCATCATCCATAGCAGCGGTAAGTAAACAGAAAACTGTCACTGTAATTACCCAGAGTACATTCCTCCAATTATCTTTTATCCAGTCTATCATTTTATGCCCCTGTCTCTTAAACATCATTATCTGTTAATTACTATTCCAGCATCATACCATAACACCTATCTAATGTCAAGCACTTTATTCCATGTACGTAAGTTTTCCATGGACTACTCTATTGTGTATGTATGCCCTAATGTATTTTACGTAACGTAAAACACGTGTTACACTATGTAAACCTGTCGTATGAATCAAGTCATAACCAGTATGAATTGGATGTTGTATGTTGTCTCGGACGCCCGAACTCGACAGTCCTTATCTTCTTAATTCTATAGATGAAGACATTCCCGATACCCCCGGGGTAGTACCTTCGCGTATGGAACTCGGCTCTCTATAGTACCTTCTCTAGGCGGACCCCGACGTAAAAAATATAAAATATGGAGTTGTCCCCAGTCTGTCCCTAACGTGTCCCCCATGTAAAACTACTCTTCTAGGGACAGCTAAGTTCTTTATTAACAACCACTTATAGTTACTGTCCCTAGTGTCCCTAGAGAAAGGGGTAAAGGTAGCTCTATAGAGAGAGCATATACGTATATATAAATGTATAGATATAGAAATATATGAAAGTACCTCTTAATAGAGAAGGGTTTTTCGCCCCTTTCTCTAGGGACACTAGGGACAAACGGTCATAAGATATTACTCGTACAGTACTTAACTGGTTACCCCCCGAGTAATCATACGGAGGCCAAAAATGGATTCCCCGGGAACAAACCTTACCCACAGCCCTGGATCAAAGATTCTTTTAGGGACAACTTTAGAGCAACCCCTGAATAAGGGGGTTGCATAAAAATATATAAAATAATAAGAAATTCATTTGCAAAATACGGGGTTTCGGCTATGTTATGTATGAAGACATTAATCTAAACGGGAAGAGATCTTATTTTTAAGAAGGGGAATATAATGGGGATAAACAATAGGCTGCATAAAGGCGACGATGATGACTTCAGAATGGCCGAGCAGGAAGAAATCCTCGCACAGGTGTTCACTGATCAAAGAGGGTTATGTATGGGGTGTGGAGAGGCTGCCCCCTTCCGTAATATGCGGCCACAGTTTAATCGCGAGACGGAAACACTCAGGGGGTTAATATGTTCCACCTGTACCCCATGGGGATCAATATCAGAAGGGGGCGTAAATAATGAAGACCTGTAGAAAATGTAAAAATGACCGTGATGATTTCCAACCAGATGGCCGATCAAAAGATGGTCTCTCTGTTGAATGCGATGACTGTCGAACTGTCGGGATCGGCACCGATGAAAGATACGTTCGAATGTATATCGAACAAAGACAGCGATGTAAGATCTGTAACCGCTCTGCGTATCTGAGTAAAATGGTCATAGATTCCGGTACTGAAACTGAGGCCATAATTTGCACAACCTGTGCGGGTCTACTCAAACTCGCCCGGAAGAATCGCCGGGTCTGGGATGCGGTTACTGAGTACCTGTCTTGAGTGAAGTACTAATTTAACATGGATTAGTTTTAAAATATAAATCTACTACATACCTGTCCTACGTAGTATACATACTACATAGGATGAGATTAATTTATCATAAATAATTTGCAAATGCCATGGATCTGACTATGTATAAGTGTGGGGCGGGGTGCGTTGGAGTCCGACCGGTAAGGCAGGCCATCCCCTCGACCCCACACCATATTAAAGGGGCAAAAATGATACCTATTGTGGGCATACGAAAATAATAATACTTAAAATAGGGGGATTAGCTGATGGTAGTGTATTTGAGTTTTCTGGTGCGGGTGAATTACTGGTTACGGCAAGGCCATATTATATCAGATGCGTGGTACTGGGCGGACCTGGAATTGTTCCACCGGGGCTATCAAATTGATCCTGACAATTATCGAAGGATCCGAAGATGTCTCTAATCCTCCGTCTCGGGGCTCTGACACTGTACTCAGTCCTCATCTGGCGATTTATCCCGGCTAGGACACAGGGACAGCGATTACTCCGTGCCGGGGCACTGGTGGCCGGGTTTATTATAATTAGGATATTAAGGGGGTAAAATGGCTGGGAAATTGTTATTTGATAAGTATATGACAAAGATCGTTTCTGATGGGATTATTTTTGACGATAATGAACAATTATACGCCTGTTATGATTATATCTGTCTTACTTATTCTGTTGGAGAAGTGATGGCGGCTTGCGGGTGTTCTATCGACACAGCGGAGAGGTGGCTGGGACGGTTTCAGAGTAAACAAGATGTAATGGGTATAATGCGAGATATGAATAAGGGGATAGAATGAATCCTGAACTACAGAAATACATTAAACCCGGTGAATTCACGTTTTGCTCTCGATGCGGCCACATCTGTCGTATGGGCCTTTCTAATTTTATGTGTGTCGGTTGTACGGATTCGTTGTTTTCGAAGCCTATGACCGCACAGGAGTCCGAGGAATTACAATTAAAGATTGTCTGTCAGAAGAAAGTTAGCGACGTGATAATGACTTATCGTGAAGAATTGGCTCGATACCGTAAGGACTTAAATATTAAGGGGGTAAAATGGGTAAATACAAGTTAAAAATATACAAGAGGTGTAATGAGGGTAAACAAAAATGCCTGAAATTTGTCCGGCAAACCACTGGGCGATATTCGATTTTCTGGGGCAATTGGATCGTGGTTTGGGGTAAACGAACCCGGTATGCCCAAAGAAAATATAGTAATATTTAATATTTCTTAGAAATCTCTTTGCAAAATCTTCGGAATTTGCTATGATATAATAGGGATAATCTAAAGGTGCGTTAATGCCTAAAAAGAAATTGAAACTAAAGAAAACCTCTCTCGTTAGTAGAACGAAGAAGCGGCTTAAAAAGACCTTTAAGAGTAGCGGAGGTTATTAAATGCGAAGCGGTATACCTATAAGTTGGGGTGCGATTTTTGAGGAGTGCTTCCCCAATGATAAATCGATGACTAGGCTGGATTTCGTCGCCGAGGCGACTAAGGTGGATAGTGGGGAAGATGCCACGAAGGAATTGAAGGGGATAGTACTCGGTCGCCAGATGGACAGGTCTAGGGCTGGGATCGCGGACCATCGAATAAAAATAGGTAAACCGAGGAATGGGGAGTAATTATGGGTTGTTGTACAGATGATGATAAAAAATGGGAGATCGAGCAAGATGCCCGATCTTTGGTAGAGGCGGAATTGGTGCGGAAGGATCCTAAGAGGTACAAAGCCGCGGTTGCTAAAATCAAGGAAGAGAATGAGGCACGTAAAAAAGCCGTTCGGGACGGGGGTTCCTAAATCGATGGATTTCCTAAATAGGATATTTGAGATCTTGTGGAAATTTATTCCGAGGATTAAAATTATACAGCCCGATGAATTGGCCGTAAGAGTAACTCTGGGAACTAGGGAAAAAGTTCTTTATCCCGGCTGGTATTTGTTCTTAGGGATATTCCAAGAGATTTTCTATACGACGGTTACTACTCAGATAAAGGATCTGAGAAGCCAGAGTGTTGCGTCGAAGGGGGGTCGCGATTTAATACTGAGCGGGGCGATTAAATATAAAGTTGTCGATATTCGTAAAGCCATGCTTGAAGTACAAGATTATGATCGGTCTTTAGAGGCCCTTTGTTTAGGGGTCTTATTGGCCGTGGTAAGTACTATGACCGAGAAAGAGTTGATGGACACTGAGAAATTAGGTGAAAATATATTGAAGAAGACTCGTGAAGAGGCCGCGGGTTGGGGGTTAAAACTTCAGAAAGTCTATATCACAGATCTGGGAAAAGCCAGAAATATCAGGTTGCTGACGAATAATACGGGGGTTTGTTTAAATGGGTAAGAAAAAACGATGCCCTGATTGCGAGAAAGAACTTCGATCAGGGGAGTTTTATACGAATAAGTCCAAAAAAGGGGGGCTGAGTAGTTATTGTCGAGAGTGTACTCGCCGACAAAGTAGAAAATACCGTAAAAATAATTTGGCAAAATGTCACGGATATGAAAGAAAATACCGCCGAACAGAACAAGGTCAAAAAATATCCCGCGAGACTGCGAGAAAATATCGCCAGTCAGAGCAAGGTCGGAGAGTACATCGTCGTAACCAACTTAGAATTAAATATGGTCTAACCCCCGAACAACACGAACAAATATATCTTGACCAGAATGGCTGTTGTGCCCTCTGCGGGGATTTAGTGGCTTACGATAGGGTGAATGTTGACCACGATCACCGAACCAGCAGAATCCGGGGATTACTATGTAATCGTTGTAATCACGGGCTTGGGAGTTTTGGAGATACTCTTGAAGGCCTACAAAAAGCAGTGAACTATTTAAAGGAAGGGGATTAATATGGGTGTTGGGATCTGGGCTAACGGTATTTTATGTAAAACTGGAGACGCTCAAAAAGTTCAAAGTGTTGACGGGGCAAAAGCAGATGCGACATTAGTAGTTACTGAGAGATATCGAATTTTTGCTCCGATTAACGGTGTGACAGTAATTGGTTTGTCTACCCCCCTCACAGTAGGGAACATTATAGGGGTTATCCCCCCGGGTGGATTTATAGACTATACTGCGACTGCCGTAACTCTAATGATCGCGTGTATAGATACTGGTGGGGCGTTCGGAACTAGTTTCGACGGCACAATTTATGTTGTGAAAATATCGGATAACGCCTGATGTCGGTGATCCAAGAGGGACGATGAGACTTAACGTAATATTATTTTGTCTGCTATTTAGTTTTGCTATGTTTGTGGGGGCTATGATGGTCCCAGTGAATCTCGATAGTGATACATTACCGAATCTTGTGGCCCGGACTTTACCCGCAGTTGTCGAAGTGCGACCGGGTTTTGCAAGATGGATGGGGGTCGGAGTTTTGGTTTCAAGTGATGGGTGGATACTAACTGCCAAACATTTAGTTGAAAAACAAGATGTGATGATTGTGACAGCACTCGATGGTATGAAATATATGAGCACTACAATTATAGAAGATCCGAATAACGATCTTGCTTATTTGAAGATAGACATTGAGGATGCTCCGCATGTAAAATTATCTCGAAGTTATCCTCGGCATGGAGAATATATTTATGCAATTGGACATCCCCGTAAAATGTTTAACAGTGTTTCACTGGGGATAGTGTCAAATGTACGTATTGATGTACCCGGATTTGGTTTCGATTTAATAGTTATCGATGCGGAAATAACCGGTGGGAATAGCGGGGGCCCTCTGTTTAATATGGAGGGGCGTTTACTCGGGATTGTTGTCGCTGGTAGTGTATACTATTCTGGAATTGAGGCCAATTTAGTAGTGCCTATAATGAGGAGTGAGGAATTGTTAGATGGGTATCTGGGACAACAAAAAATCCCAACAGATTGTAACAGTGTGGGAGTGCCCTCTTTGTAAAAGTCAGATTGAGACTGTAGATCCTCGTGTTGTACGGGTACATTGCAAAGGGTGTTGCCACTGTAGCTGGATGGAACATAATGGCGGAGAAAAAGAAAAAGAGGGATAGCCGAGCCAAGGCAAATCGTCTGATATCTAAGTATTTGACGGAAATGGCAACCAAGGAAGACGCCCTCTTAAAAAGCGACGGTGGTGAAGATCGGATGTGTACTCGGGCGGAGGCTCTTGCCCAGATTATTTGGGAACATACTTTAGGTTTCGAGGAGACTCTTGATTCGGGTGTTGTGGTTAAACACAGTCCGAACTTATCTTATATGAAGGTCCTCTTAGAGCGAATGGAAGGAAAAGTTCAGGACGTAAGTGCTACGAAGTCGAAGAAATCTATTGCGGATCGTATTAAAGAAACTACGAAGTCGAAAATAAACGATATTGCTGAGTCAGCAAAAGGATAAAGATGAAGAAGAAACCAATGATTATCCAACCAGTAAATCTTCATTTAGCATTTAGACTAAATTGTATGATATACCGCACAAATTATTGGGGGTTCTCTGTAATGCGTTGTAAACCCAAGGGGTTACTTTTTCATATTGGGCGATATCATGTGGTTTGGGGGGTGAACCCATCACGATAACTAATCTTATAACTGCTCCGAAACTTAAAGAACCTTTTCCTAGTATACCGGGGATGTGGACTTGTCCCGTGACCGGACTCAAAGTACCAAAAAATATAGCGGCGAATCTTCGATACCGAGAGGATCTTCTCCGCAAAGCCGAACATGATATTGGCCTACAAGAAGAACTTATGAGGGCGTGTCACGACTCGATATTATATTTTGTAAATACGTTTGTTTGGACGTTCAAGCAGTTCGACGTATTTCCTGATGGGACTATGCTCCCCGCCGCACAGAGTCATGTGCCAATGGTAACGTGGGATATCCAAGATATATTCTTTGATGAACTCGTTGACGCAGTAGAGACTGGCCACGATCTAGGAATAAAGAAAAGTCGTGATATGGGGGCAAGTTGGTGTTGCTTGGTTCTTCTCCATAAGTATTGGTTGTTCCATGGAGACTGTATGATGTTGGAATTATCGCGTACTGAGGATTATGTTGATAAAACTGGTAACCCTAAAGCTCTCTTTTGGAAGCACGACTATATTAATAGTTGGCTTCCCGAGTGGATGTGCCCACCCGGAGTTTTACCTAATCAACCAAACCGAACGAAGATGCACTTATTTAATCCGCTTATGAATAGTATTATCGATGGTGAGTCTACAACTAAACATGCGGCATCTGGTGACCGGCGGAAGATCGTTCTTTTAGATGAGTTTGCGAAGGTAGAAAATGGAGAAGCGATGAGATCAGCGACGGCTGATGTGACTCCATGCCGAATAGTGAACTCAACTCCCGCTGGGGCTGGCACGGAGTATAGCGACTGGATTAATTCTGGTCGGATAAAAGTCTTTATGCTTCCGTGGTATGAACACCCACAAAAAGGTCATGGGCGTTATGCGGAGCGGAATGAAAAAACAAACGAGTGGGAAATAAAATCTCCATGGTTTAATAAAGAAGTACTTCGTCGATCTCCGAAGGTTGTGGCCCAAGAAATTCTTATGCAAGATATTGAATCGGGGGATGTGTTTTTCAATATCCCGAACCTCCGACAGCATAAAGATTTGTTTGCTCGTAAACCTGAGTCAATCTATAATATAGATTTTAAAAAGAATGTGACCAACGAAGAGATTCCTAAGATAATTAAGACCCACGACACCTCTCGGATTACAGTAAAGAAAAACAGTAAAGGGAGTTTATCTCTGTGGACTAAATTGTTACTTGGGAAAGTGGATCAGAATAAAACTTATATTTTTGGGATCGACACCAGTAGAGGTATGGGGGCATCGAATTCGATTATCTCTATTCTCTGTGTTGAGACAATGGAAAAAATAGGTGAGTGGGCTGATGCAAATGTCTTGCCTTATGATTTCGCTCGGATAATAATAGCGATAGCGTTATGGATCGGGGGGACTCGTCCTCGGAGGATTCCTTTCCTTATATGGGAGAAGAATGGACCCGGATGGGAGGTTGGGAAATTACTTGTCAAGAAATATAAATATCCTTACTATTATCGTACACGCACTGTTGGGAAAGTTACCACTAAGGCAACGGATAAATATGGGTATCATACTTCTTCTCAGTCAAAACGAGAACTTCTTCAAACACTTGACGCGGCTTATGCACAAACTAACTACGTGAATCATTCGCTTTTGTCTTTAGATGAAGCGGAACGGTATATAGAATTTCCGGGTGGAGGTGTTGGCCCGGCTGGACTTGCTCGTGAAAGTAAGTCCGCTCGATTAACTCATGGCGACCGGGTGATTGGTGACGCCTTAACTTTAGAGGCTGTAGAAACCGCCCCCAAACTACGCCGAAAAGCACAGAAGGCACCCTTCCGCTCGGTCGCTTATCGTAAGAAACTTTATGATGAGAAGAGGAAGAAGGCAAAAGGGGCGGGGCCATGGCGATGCGAGTTTGATTTTGAACAGGAAATATTAATATGAGCGAAATTCTAATACCCGCTAAAATCCAAGAGGCGGCAAAGGCTGGATTTGAACGGACTAAGATACATCGTCGAGCACGGGCGATGTTTATGCGGGAATATGTTGGACAATATTATGCGAAGAATAGAGGTATCACTGGGGAAACCCCAATCAATCTTATTTTTCACGCTCTTCGATCTATTATCCCGAATATAATCATGCAGAATCCTATCACATTGATCGATACCGATGTGGTTCCGCACAAGGAATATGCAGAGATTCTCGGTTTGGGTGTCGATACTGTTGCTAAACGTATTAAGTTAAGCGAGGAATTGCGGGCGGTAGCGTTGGACGCGTTCTTCGGCCTCGGTATTATGCAGACCGGTTTGTGTGGGTCGAATAATGTTATTATGTTAGATGACGCTGAGTTCGATCCCGGTGAGATTTATGTGAGTAGGGTGGATTTGGATGACTTCTGTATTGACCCCACTTGTACCTCTTTAAAAAATGCTACTTTTACTGGGGCAAAACTTGTTGCACCTCGTCGATTGTTACTTGACTATGATATGTATGACCATGATCTAGTGATGCAGTTACCGAAAATAACTGAGACTGTACGAAACACTCAGCAAGTGAAAGACTTAACCCAGAAAAATCTTGGTCCGACTGGTATATATGAGTTGCAAGATTATGTTGAGATAGTTCAGCTTTGGATTCCAGAGGCGAATGCTTTGGTCACTGTTCCGAATCCTTATGATATAACTTTCGACGACTACATAGGAGTTCAGGATTATTATGGCCCGGAAGAAGGTCCCTTTGATTATTTAGCGTTGACCCCTCCGGTGGGAAATAATCCTTTTCCGGTAGCACCTGTTAGTCTGTGGTATGATTTACATAAGATGGCGAACAACATGATGGATAAGATTATGAATCAAGCGGATCGCCAGAAAGATGTTTTGGCTTATACCCCGGCTAATGCGGATGACGCCGAACAGATTGCGGATTCTAAAGATGGGGACTCAATCGCAGTAAACGATGTGACTCAAGTTAAAGTTATGTCTTATGGGGGACAAGCGAATTCAAATGAGCGGCTACTCCAACAGGTGCAAGTGTGGTTTAATTATATGAGTGGTAACCCAGATCAAATATCCGGGGCCGCACAAGAAGCCGAGACAGCTACACAAGCTCAGATCCTACAGGCAAATGCTGGTGTCGGGATACAGGATATGCGTCAGACGATATATAATTTCTCTTCCGGGGTTACTGGAAAGATCGCATGGTATCTACACACTGACCCTCTATTGGAAATTCCAATTGCTCGGAGACAGCCGGGTGGGGAATATATCCAAGTTACACTCACGCCAGAACAACGGGAAGGTGACTTTCTTGAATTTAATTTTACTATCAAAGCAAGATCGATGTCAATTATTGATCCGCAGATGCGTACAAAGCGTTTACTGGAGTTTGGTACGAATCTCTTGCCCGGGGCGGCTAACGCCGCAATGGTTATGAGTCAAATGGGTCAGCAATTTAACCTCGCTAAATTTCTAACTTTGATGGCAGAACACATGGACATCGAAGAAGAAATGGCTGATATTTTTATTGATCCAGAGTTCCAAAAGAAACAAATGCTGATATCTCAGAGTGGTCCGCAGTCGGGGGGTAAAGGAACTATTAAGGGAGTGATGCAAAATCATGGAGATCCGAACAAACATACTATTCTCGGTTCGACGGCACAGAAAAATAGTGACAACCAAGAGGCGGGTGGAACGGCCCAACAGAGTTTTGATTCAATACGATCCGTAGGTTAAAATGATTGAAACAATTGAGAAGAAAATTTGTTCGGGCTGTAGCATAGCGAAATTTGTAAGTGAATTTTGCAAGGATCGGTCGACAAAAGATGGGTTGCGTGCTTGTTGTCGGGAGTGTGCCGCGGCTTATCGTAGGAAATATTACAAGAATAACCGGGAGGGGGAACTATTGTATCGTGAGGAATACTATAGGGAAAATCGGGGGGAGATTTTACGGAAGCAAATAGGACGCGATAAAGAATATTATGCAAAACACCAGGAAAAAATCCTATGTCGATGCAAAGAATATCGAGGAACGTGTAGGGGTCATTTAAAACAAATATTTAACAACATAAAAAAACGTGTGGCTAACCCCGTCGGACGGAATGCTTGTTATAAAGGCATACAAAATAGGTTTAAATCGTCGGATGACTTTGTAGATTATGTTATTAACGAATTAAAGGTCGATCCCCGGGGATTACAAATTGATCGTATAGATAATGACGGACATTATGAAAAAGGCAATATACGTTTTGTAACCTGTAAAGAAAACTGTAATAATAGAGGAAGATAGGTAGTGAATAATCGACAGTATCTATGTTTAGCGTGTATGAAGTTCTGGTTTGTTTGGGAACTTGTTTCACAAAGATTTCAAACTGGTAAAGGATATGTTGATCTTAATTGTTGCCCGGAGTGTAAGAAGAAGGACAAAACTGTTTTCGTTGGGAGGCATAAGGAAAGAGGTAAAAGTTTAGATGTTGATACCCTCCCATTCTTAGAGTTCATTGCTACTAAGATGTTAAGGCTTGTTGAGAAGTCGAAGGATCTTTATGGTGATTTACAAATAACAGATTCCGATGTTAAGAAGTTACAATATTTGAAAGAGGAATCGGGTAATGCCATTCTATGATTTTCAGTGTCAAGAGCATGAGACAACTAAGGAAATTTTCTGCACGATGAGCAAACTGCCCGTGGAAGGGAGCGGAGATCGTCCTAAGTGTCCGAAATGCTGTAAAGAAATGACCCGGGATTATATGAGTGAACGTGGAGGCATTGGGGCAAAGAAATACAGTAAACCTTTTTTGTCAGATGCCATGGCAATAAGTCCCGATCAAATTCTAGAACACAATAGATTATTCCCTGACGTAAAAGTATACCCAGATGGTCGCCCCTCTTTTGATAATTACAGACAACATGATGAGTATCTTAAAAAAACGGGCTTTAGAAAAATAGCCCAGAAGATTAAACCTAAAGGAAGAGTAATCGCGTAGTAAAACTAATAGTAGGGGCGAGACCCCAAACAGAAACCATTAATTTGCTTACCTGTTAGGAGACATGAAATGATCGATAAGTTAAAAGAAGCTATGCAAAATGTAGACGGTGGCGCTGGTACTGAGGATGATGATAAACAAACTATTGTTGACGCCGCCGCCGGAATCAAAACTGAACAGGATCTTGAGAAATCCGTTCAGGATAAACTGGATAGCCTCGGATTAAATCCAGAGTCGGACGACAATATTGATGAGGACGACGACGACAAAACGGATGACAGCAAAACGGATGATGAAGTAGAAGATGAGGGGGGTGGTAAAGCAGATGATGAGGATGCCGAAGTAGAAGACGGTAAGAATACAGATAAAACCACGAGCGAAGACGAGAAGAAGACCGACGATGAGCCGCTCACTCTTCCCGCCCAGTTGATGCAAACTGCTGTTCGCCTTGGTATGTCTGAAAAGGAAGTGAAGGATAACTTCGATAAAAACCCAGAGTTTATGATATCTGCTTTGGGTGAATTGCATAAAGGGGAGAACGGACTCTCGGCTCGGTATGCCCAGATGGGACGTGCAATTCAACAGAAGCAAACTACCACACAGAAGAACACCAGCGATGACAGTGAGAACTCCCCAGAATCATTTGTGGACATCAAGAAATTGAAGGCCCAATATGAGGACGGTGACGAAGAAATGCTACTGATTGACAAGGTTATTAAACCTTTAAATGATGCACTTGGGAAATTATCGAAACAGGTTAATTCACAAGTCCAACCAAACAGTCAGCCCGCATACAGTCAACAGGATGACCGTGCAATACATTCTGAAATCAATAACTTCTTCGCGAATGACAGCTTGAAACAGTTTCAGGAGTATTATGGTACAGTAAAACCGGGGGATGATCCCCGTGTTGTATTGACCGGAGCACAATACAAACATCGCGATGAAGTATGTCAAGAAGGTAATTTGATTCGTACGGGTGCCGATTTTGCCGGAGAAAAACTTTCGGTTACCGATGTATTAAATCGGGCACACTTACAACTTACCGAGCCAATGCGGGCAGAAATGATTCGAGAGAGTCTATCTGCGAAAATTAAAAAGCGTGGAAAAGGTATCTCTATAAAAGCCGGGACTAAACAGGGTACAAAGAAGTCTTCGGAGGAAACCCCAGAGAAACAGCTTGAGCATGATACCGCGAAACGCCTAAAAGCCATAAAATGGTAAGACTTTCAGGAGAAAAAAAATGGGAGTTAGAAATTCAGATTTAGCTGATTTGATCGAGACCACTCTCGCCGATCTGCCTAAACAGCAGTTCGAAGTTATGTGGGATCATCCTCAGTATGAGTTCTGTCGTATATATCAGAACGAAAGGATAGAGATCGATGGTGGAACCTCTATCAAACGTAAAGTAATGCTCGACCCTGCCGGTGGTGCTCATTATCGGCGTCTGTTTGATACAGATGAGCCGGATGTCGAGGACGTTATGAAGGGTATTGACGTTCCATGGACTCAGATTTCGGCAGACTACTCGTGGGATAAGGTAGAGATCCTGCGTAATAGGAATAGTGCGAAGGGTTTCATCAATTTGATGAAGACCAGACGTGTTGCGAAACTCTGGGGTCTTGCGGATCTTATCGAGGAACGTGCATGGAAGACGCCTACGAGTGCGACGGATGATTTGTATCCGTATGGTGTACCGTACTATATCTCTTTCTACGAAGCGGATAGTACCATAAACACCTCGGATGGTTTTAACGGTGAGTTTGTTAAGTTTCAGGATGGAACTTACAGTGCAACAGTAGCGGGCCTCAGTGCAACCACTTATGATAAGTGGAGAAACTACTGTGCGGTATATACCGCGATAGACAATGCGATGTTGAAGAAATTCCGCAAAGCATTTCTGTTGACCAAATTCAAGGCCCCATTGTTTATCAACGATCCTGCCAACACGAGGAATGCGGCTAAACGTATTTATGTTGATGCCGATAACGCTGTTGAGTTGCAGGATTTGGCCGATCAGCGTGACGATAAGCATACTGGTGGTGAGTTAATGGGTAACATCCGGGCTGATGACTCTGGTGTTGTTTATATTAACCGTCTTCCAGTTGTTTATATTCCTGAATTGGTAGGGGCTACGGCCACTCCAATATACTGTGTGGACTTTGAGAAGTTCATTCCGGTTGTTCAGGATGGGTACTGGATGGTTGAAGGTGAGCCGATGGTTGATCGTGGACAGCATACTACGTTCACAGTCTTCCTTGATGGTTCTCATCAGAACCTTTGTATCAACAGGCGAAGAGCAGGATTCGTTCTGCATAAGTCTGCGTAAGTAAAATTAGAATTTAACTTTTTATTGGAGAAATAAAATGGCAAAAGGAAAAGCAACTGTCCGCCAACTCCACAGTTCGGGTTTGATAGGTCATAATGATGCCCCTGATTGGGAGTTTCTCTACGAGACTTCTGTAATCACAGATCCAAGGTTCGTTGTCGGTGACAGAGTTGTAACTCCAGACGGTCGTGTATATCGTTACGCGAAAGCGACTAATATCTTATCAAGCTGTAAGTTTGGCGTGAAGTTTTATGGTCAAATTGGTGACGGAGTAGCAACACAAGTTGCCGCTTCTGCCGCTTTAGGCGATAAGGAAATTAAGATCGCGGCCTCCGGTGTTGCTAAAGATGAGTATCGTGGCGGGTATTTTATGGCCCATGTTACCATTCAACAGTTCCGCGGTATCATCGGTAACACGGCTACTGACGGCGATGGAAAAATCATAGTCTATCTCGATGCGGCTTTGACAAATGCACTTGTAGCTTCTTCTAGCTACTGCGAACTCTTACAGAGTCCATATGCAAATGTTAGACTAACTGCGGGACCAAGTGGTGGATTGTCCGGGAACGATTATTCCTCAGTAGCAGGAATTCCGAACATAATTACCACCGTGGCCGATCAGTTTGTATGGCTACAGACGTGGGGACCAATTTGGATTAATCCTCATGGTTCCAGTCTACAGGATGCCGGTATAACTGGTAGTGAGCGTCAGTTAGTGTTTGACTGTGAAGGTTCTGTCACCCTCGAAGATGATGCGATTCATGGACCTTGTGCTGGTGGCGAGGATATGCAATACGCGGGATTTATTATCGATAGGAGTGCCGCGAGTACTTCTGGCCCGCCTTTAGTTATGTTGCAGATCAGTGTCTAAGTAAAGATGTTATTGGGTGGGTGATTAAGTTCGCCCGCCCATAATTTAGGGAGTAGACGTTAAGTGCGAATACGTTGCCGTAGAAAGAAAATAAGTGCTTTGGATAAATACAGTGGCCGCGGTATCGAAGATGAGGGTGGCTGTGGTGGATGTGGTAATGCGGCATTGCCCTCCGAAGATTACGTAACAAGGAAACTGAGAGAGAAAAAAGAAAGGGGGCAGTAATGTCCGAGGAAGAAAGAAACGAAGAACAAGAGATCGTTGAAGACCAAGACGGTGATACTGAGGAAATAGCCGAAGAGGTCGAAGAGGCCGAGGAAGTACCGGAGGATTATGTTACAAGGAAGTTAAGAGAGAAAGAAGAACGAGAAAACGAATAACTCTATTTAGGGGGTACGATCCATGTTGGATAAAAAAGTAGAAGCGGCTGTAAATGTGGTTGATAAAATATGTTCCGAGTTTCATGGTACGCGGCAAGACCATCAAATGATACAGGAGGCGATACAAATTATCGTGGCCGCGTTGGAACCACCTGAGAATAAGAAGGCCAAGAAGAAGCGAAAAAGTATTTAAGGGGATTTTAATGGAGCCCACCAGTGCCCTAGTATTTGAAGAAGTTCTAACCGAAATGGCTGAACTTGTTGGAATCGCTAACTATGATTCTTCTACAGGTATTTCGATTCACCCGAACGACAAGGGCGATATTGATAAACTCAAACGTGCCGCAAATAATGGTATGCGTCGGTTTATTTCTGATGCCCCTCCGGGGGGTTGGAACTGGATGAAACGCATTATGATGATTAATCTGAGGATAAGTTCGAGTGGTACGGCAGATAGTGGTTCAGCAACAACTCTTGTGGATGGTGAATTAGCTGACACTTATGCAGATGATTACTACAACGGTTTTATCCTTGAGGTTGATGGTGGCACTGGAATTGGTGAGAATGCTCTCGTTACAGATTACACAGGAAATAGTGGTACGTTTACGTTTGCCGCGTTATCTGGTGGAAGTACGCCTGACACTACGACTACATATAGGATAGGTAATCGGTATGCGTTGGACCAGACTTTTGGCGGTCAAGTTGACGGTGATATTACATACCTTCGGAGTTCTGGTGTCGGTCCGATTGAGTGGGTGAACGAGTTGAGTCTACGTGAGTTACGCCAGTTTGCTGGTTCTAGTGGGGGTAATCCTTTCTACGCGGCAACACGACCTTATGGAACTCGTAGGCACGAGATAATTTTCTATCCCGATCCTACGGCGGCGAAAGTTGTTACATTTCCGTACACTTATTTTTTCGATAAGTTGAATATTTTAACAGGAGTAGTGGACTCTGTAACTGGAAGTGCTCCCGCGTTGATAGTTGACGCTGATCGAAATGAACCCAACGATTATTTTAATACTGATTGGTTGGTCGAGGTAACTAGTGGAACAGGTAAAAACAGTTATGGTATTGTCACTGATTTTGTAAAATCATCCGGTACAATTACGGTTGCCGGGTGGTTAGATATCGACGGTACCAGTGTTGGTACTGATCCTGTGGCTAATGATACTTATCGATTACTTCCAGTTAGTAATCTTCAACCCGCTGGATTCGCATTTGATGATATAGTTCGACTGGTGATGAAGGCGGCATGTGAAGCTGAGTTTGAGGATATTTCAGGCGATTGGGAGAATAAATATAATCGAGCATTAACTAATGCTTATAGAATCGATGCTCGATTGGCCCCACGCACAGTGGGTAATTTTGGTGGGGAACAAAGATTTCCCGCTATGAGTTTACTTCGAAGACGGTACTACCAATATGGGACCTCGTGGCCCCGTGATGGTAGTGGTTTAGTGGATACTTATTAATTAAGGCTTGAAATGAAAGGGTAAGAAAATGGGTGGAAGAAGTCATGCACATGCTTTTGACCATAGTAGGATGATCGGGGGACCAGCGGCGGCTGATGGAGTGATTCAAGTTACGTGGAAGACTGAGGATGGAATTTTTTCGGCCTATGGAACTACTGCGGTTGGATCTATCACGGATACAGATACATATGCTCCCGGATGTCAGTATACTGACGTTAATCTCGCCAGAGTGTATGTCAATGAACAGACTGATATAACCTCGGCCCCATCGTGGGTTATTTTAGGGTCACATACGTCATAATCCGGAGGTAATGTGGCTAATTTCCGATTAACTTTCCCTGTTAAGGGGATTAATAAAAGTCGTGTACCGGAAGATCAACCGGAAATGACTTCCCCGGATATGAATAATGTCCGTGCATTTGATGTGCTGGATGAACGTATTCGGGGGGGTCAGCGTCCGGGAATGAAGAAACGATATAGTGAGTGGGTAACAAATGTAGCGTCGGGGACTGGCCCGATTGTGGGTATGTGTGAAGTTTCCATAACGGAGTTATAATATGGCTATTCTTACTTCCTATGATGATCCTGATAATGGTGTCGCGGGGTATATAACCCACGGGGCTATAGATGGGGCCTCTACTAGTGTAGTTGCTCAAGGTTTTAAAATTTCGGGGACTAACGATCTTGAGACGGTACAGGTACGTTTATATAAATTTGATGGTGCCCCGGGTACATTAACTTGCGAGATTCGTAATGTTGATGGTGGTGGTCCCGGGGAAACTGTTTATGCCACCGCAACCTATAACGGAAATCTGATTACAGCGACTACTCCCCCCGGCGAATTAGTCACATTTACGTTTGCCGCCCCCTATTATACGTTAATCGGCGGCACTCAATATTGTTGGGTGGTGTGGGCTGAAAGCGGGGACAGTGAAAATACAGTGAAAACGGTACGTATAGGTTCCTCTCAATATGCTGACGGTATCGCCTACAATGATGCACAGGGTGGGGCTAGTTGGAATCAACGTACCGCAGAAGAATTTATGTTCACCGTTGGCGGAACAGCTTCCACGGTAAGTCCCCCCACAACGGATCGATCCTTTAATAAGAAATTAGTCGTTGTGGGAAGCGACACAGTATTCTATGAGAGTGCGAGTGCCCTCACTGAATTGACCGCCGCACGAGACGGTATTGACTGCACCAATCTTTTACAGATTACCCCGGCATACCAGAAAGTGTTTATAGCGAATGAGACTAATTTAAAAGTCGCCGATTTTGGGAATGTAAAGATTACGACGGCTAACCTCGGATCAAATCCTCCGGATAAAGGGACTCTCTTAACTGGAGGTACTTCTGGGGCGAAAATGGTAGTTGATTATATAACGACGTTATCTAGTGCCTGTGTACTTTACGGGCAACGTATAACTGCTGCCACCTTTACCGCTGAAACTGTGACGGGTACGGATGATGATGGCAACGCCATATCTTTTACGGGGACTGCGGAGGTTGCCAGACCCCATTGGTATGATTGGACCGTGTATGGTGGAGACTCTTCTTATGGAGCGATGCCGAATTTCGCGTCGTTGATTTGCTTATATCGTGGTCGGGTCGTAATATCCGGGAATAAAGAATATTCATTTCAATGGTATATGGCCCGACAAAATCATCCGTTCGATTTTAATTATGCTAAAAATGATGCCCAGACTGCTGTAGCTGGAAGTAATGCCGATGCTGGTGAACTCGGAGATATTGTAACTGCACTTATACCTTTCAAAGATGATTATTTAGTATTTGGTTGCGGGAGTCAGATATGGTATATGGCAGGAGATCCCGCCGCAGGTGGTTCATTGAATGAACTCGATTTAACTACTGGTATTTACGGGCCTCAAGCATGGTGTTTTGATAACGCTGAGAACTTATATTTCTGGGGAACGAACGGCGTATATAAAACAACAATCCCCGGTGTACCGATAAATATCTCCCGGGCCCATTTGCCTAATCTAGTGAAAGATGAGGCGGTAGATTCTTCGACTCATCGTATTACATTAGAATATGATCCCCGGCGGAATGGGATTTTAATCGCGATTACGAAATTCTCTGACAATACACATTCTAATTATTTCTATGATCTTTTAACCCAAGGATTTTTTCCAGAGTCTTCCCATGCTAATTGTGCAGTATACTCGCAATTATTCTATCAAGGGGATGCTCCGGATTATAGGCGGCTATTAGTAGGTTGTTCAGACGGATATATAAGGTACTACGACGAAGATACAAAATCAGACGTTTTAGCCGATGATACCGCAAATGCTATTAATGCGTATTGCACTTGGGGGCCGTTGAAGTTGGCCCAGAACGATGACTATTATGGATTACTTACATCACTTGAAGTTATTACTGCGGGCGGGGCATCTGGGGGGAGTCAGTCTGATTCAAGTGATGTTAGTTTCAATCTATTCGTTGCCGATACCGCAGAAGAGATTCTGGAGAAATTATCAGCGAATACAGACTATCGTGTGACAGGTGTAATTACTGCACCCGGTCGCCCGAAGGGGTCTAAAATAAAGAGGCGACTTCGGGGTATGTTTCTCGGAATACGTTTATGGAATAGTACAGCGGCTCAGACTTGGGCTGTTAATAAAATAATTGGGACCATTAAAAAAAGTGGGAGATTTAGATAATGCCAGATCAAATAGACATTGGGAAATATTTATCTAGTTTATACGGCGATTATTCTCAAAGCCGAGGGCGAAAAGAAACGATGTTCGGTGAGGGGATATCTGCCTTACAAAGTTACGCCGATATATTTAAACCCGGTGGGACTTATGGGGCTGGTACTGAGGCCGCGATAAATCGGGCGGGTACTAAGGCTGTTGCTTCTGGTTACCAGAATCTTGTGAGTGCTGGTCTCTCGAATACAACAGTACCGGGGGGTTTACAAGCTACGTTCGAGGAAGAGGTTGGTATACCCGCACGATTACGGAGTGAGGATAGACGTATGGAACTGTTAGGTGGGGCAACTTCTCAATTAGCGAGTGCCTATACTAACTATAATCCGTTATCTCCCTCGGCGGGAGATATTGCACACCTCGCAACGGGTGGATTTTCCGGAATACAAACTGGACGTATCGCTGATATGAATGCACAATTAGCCGCCAATGCACAGAACCCATATCCATTTGGGCGTTTCGAAGATCAGTTTGGTAGTTCTGGTGGGGGAGGTACTTCCGGTGGTGGGGGTGGTACAGCACCCACGACATCACAGCATCTTGGTGCCGGTGGGTTTTCAAATCCTTATGGTGGAGGTTCCGGGGATGGGGGTTTCGCCGGAGGAGAGTTACCAGTAATGGTTGGGGGACAGCGGGTAGATCCGGGTACAGACACGGCATATTCCGGTGGGATGAGTCAACAAGAATATAAGGCGGCGAACCCAACAGGATACGCAGAGTGGTGGGATCAGATGCAGAGAGCATCTGCATTTGGCCGTCCAATACCACCGAAACCTTGGGAGACAGGTGGGGACGTTTTTGCACCATCGACAGCTATTGATGACCCCTTTGCTGATTATGCGAGTCGTATAAGTGGTGTTTCAGCATATATTTAATAGGAGTTTCTAATGGGCCGAGGTCGGGTAGCACCTCCGATTAAAGATGGAGACTGGACAAGTGTACGACAGGCAATTAATCGTCTAAGTGCTATTACACTTGGCTCGGAGGCTGAACCCACGTTTGCTGGATTAACTCTATCCGGTATGACAGTGGGTTCTGTTTTATTTGCTGGAGCAAGTGGCGTAGTATCACAAGACAATTCTAGTTTATTTTGGGATGACACAAATAATAGACTTGGTATTGGGGTAAATACTCCAGCATATAAATTAGATGTTACTAGTGGAACAGATAATATAGTAGCAAATTTTGAATCAACAGATGCTGAGGCTTTCATTACTTTCCATGATAATACTACAGTAACAAACAGAACTGCAATAGGGGCAATTGGAACAAGAATGGGTATTTTTGCAGGTGGTTCTGAAAGAATAAGTATATTGACCGGGGGAAATGTAGGAATTGGGACAACTACACCATTATCTAAACTTTCAATAAACGGCGGATTACATGTTGGCGGAGATAGTGATGCTGGAGATAATAATTTATTAGTTGACGGTACAATTGGCTCAGGTGTTCATACGATAACGCCGGGGACTGATGTTACAGGACTTATAATAAACAACGAGCACAACTCGACAAATCCACATATTTTATTAAACAATGATACAACAAGTGCAAAAATATTTTTAACAGATGCTGACCACCTTACATTATTATCTACCTCTGGTAATATTAGACTTCAAGCAACTATGGGTGTGATAGATATACGTGGTGGAAGGAACTTAGAATTCTCAAGTGGTGGAAATATTGGTAACGGTGGCGGTGCTGGCACTGATCCTGCAAATATTTGGGCCACAACCAACATCACAGCAGGTGACAATGTTATCACATCTGGTGGTGGTGCAGGAAGCCCAAGTTATACGTTTAAAAACGGCGGTACTTCCGGGATGTGGTTCACTATTGGACCACCCGCGGCATTAAACTTTTCGGTAAACGGGACGTTAAAAGGTGGCTTTCAGACTACCGGATTAGTTATGAATACTGGCTCTATAACTGATACAACAGGAGCGATCAGTTTTGGTAATGAAAACCTCACTACTACTGGCCTTGTTGATATGGGTTCTGCGGTAATAGGCGATGGAACAAATGAAGTGCAAGTATCTGGAACTGGTGATCTGGTTTTTGTAGGTACGGCGGGTTTACCTTTTGGTGAGGCTCACCAAACAGATGGTCTTACGTTTAATGTAACAATGACCACTGTAAATGTTTGGGCCGAAGTAGATGCCGCAACAACTAACATCAATGCAGTGGACCTAAACCTTGTCACCTTTCCGGGCGATCATTATTTATTACTTACAGAAGAAGGAAAGTATTTTATAACTTACAGCTTTACAGCCGAGATAGATAGTGTTGCAGGGGGGGATCAGCATGTAGAATCCGGGATTATGGTTAATGGGTCGATACAAACAGATAGGGGACTAGGACACGAACAATACGCGGCAATAAATAAAGAGAGGAATTTACAAGGCCATACTATTATAGATGTACCAACAAACGGACAAGTAAGTTTGGCCATAAAAAATACGACATCCGGCGGCAAGGTTTTAACAATAGATCATCTCAATATAACTGTAGTACAGCACGGAGGTACCTAATGGGTGTAATACTCACATTAAGAGAAATACCAACTGCAAAGGTGGCTGATGCACTGGCGGGGATATTACGAGAACATCCGGTACCTTTGATACCAGACCCCGATAGTACAGAGGAAACACCATTGCCATATATACCTAAGTATACGGGCAAGGTGTGGGCGGAGAAACTCGCGGAAGATTACCTGAATAGAGAACGCAAGTCCGGTAATATAAAACTGCGTACTGATGCGATAATAGATATTGATATGTTTGAGTAGGAGGCTGATATGCCGGGAAGACAATTTAATCGGTTACCTGCTAGCGGGCCGATGGCTCAACAGGCAGAACAGGAATATAAAGCCGCGAAGAGAGCCGCGGGGGAAGAATACGAGATTGAAGCACGAGCGTTAGGTCAACAAGTTCTTACTGATGCTCAATATCAGAATAAGATGGCTCAACTTCAAGGGAAACATTCCTTGAAGGCACTTCAAATGGATCGGAATTGGGATCAACAAATGACTCAGATCAATGAGTATGAAAAACTCGGTGCCGCAGGAACGATATCTCCCGAACAGGCGGATCAAGCACAGTATGGGATTTCCGGTTATCGAGTTCCCTCACAAAAACAGCCAAATTACCAGAATGAACATAGGAATCTTATCCAAGAGCGTAATCGACTCACAGATATGCTTATAAATAATTGGGCTAAAAAATGGGGGAAATGGCGGAGTATCGAGGAAATAAATAAAGACGGTAAGATTACAAAATGGGGTGATAAGGCGACACCGGAGGAACTACAGCAGATCGAAACCATACAGAATATGATAGGTCAATTCGATGCTTATGAGTTTGAACTTTTAAATAAGTTAGATCCCCAGCAACGTAAAGTTAATCAACTATCGCGGGCGATGTCGATGGGCCCCCGTACACAAGCGACTCCTGGTGTTGGTGGGAAACGCCCTCGTATACTATTGGGGACTGGTACTCCAGAAGATCCACTCCGGGGGTATGCCGACGCCCCAGAACCGGAACGGTTTGAGACCCCGGGTTTCAAGATGACTCGGGAGAAAGCGATTACACGAGCACGGGAACAGCTTGGTACGGGGGCTGACCGTGAACGAATTATAACCCTCGCGAAACAAATATATGGGGCTAAATAATGGACGAGTTAGAATTTATATCGACAGATGAACTTATAGGGGAGTTATCGAGTAGGCATACAGAGTTAATAGTAATTCGCAACAAAGAAAAAAGTAAAGGTGCTAATAAAGTTTTTGTAAAAACTCCGTTCGGTCCTTTGGCGAAACGAAAAAAAGGTTTTGATTTAGTTGAAGCTATAGAAATGTTAGATGCTACGCAAAAGCAATTAGTTATAGAATATTTAGAGGATTAAACAATGCCATTAGATGAATGGGATCAGGCTTATAATACAGTGAATACTCCGGCACCTGTGGAGACGACATCCGTGGAGACCGCACCTAAACAGGATGAGTGGGATAAGGCATATATCGATGTGATCGCCCCGGAGAGTGGTTTGGTTAAAACTATTACGGATCTACCAGAACAGTTCGAGGGAGATATAGCACAGGGTTTTATGAACGCCGCAGAGGGATTATTGCGGATACCCTCGTTGGTTATGGGTCAGGCAAAAAATGCCGCTGTGAAATTCAATGATATGCAAATGCTCGCCGCGGAGGGTGTACCAGAGGAACAGCGAAGGTTACGGCAAAAACATGCTCGCTCAGAGAAAGCCTTTGATAATTTAATTAGTGGCCTTTCAGAAACCGCTGACTGGCATCACACACTACAAAAAAGCATTATTAGGAATCATCCTGAATGGGAATCTGAACCTCCAGAGGGTATAAAAGATCTGCTCCTCAGACCTGATAAATTAGCCCATTCTCTACTGAGGTCTACACCGGTTCTTCTAACCGCAGGTTTCTTAACTGCCGCAGGACAACCGCATGTGGCGACTGCTTTAATGTTCGGGGTGGAAAGTAATGAAGCCTATCACGAGGCAATTCAATATGGAGAATCAAAAGAAACCGCCAACGATGCGGCTGTGGTATATGGTATAGTGGCCGCGGCTCTCGAACAGATGCAATTGAAGGGTATAATGAAAGTCGGTAAGGGGGCGTATAAATCTATACTTAATCGGGCCACTCAGAAAGTAGTTAAGGGCGGTGCAAAGAGTGTTACTAAAGCCATTGCCATTACTGCCTTAAAAGAAGCCGTCGAAGAAATGGCTCAAGGTCAATGGGGCGAGATAACTGCCAAGGCGATTTATGGTAAAAAACAAAAAGGCGGTGTAATAGGTTGGGTTGATCGTCGGGCACAGGAAGCCTATGTTGGATTTATGATGGGTATTATTCCGGGTGGAGGCGGTGCCGCCGCTGGAAAAATTATGGGTGGTCGGGCCTCACAACAGAATAAAGAGTTCTTACCCCCGGAGGTTGACGCGGCTTTACAATCGGATGCGGCTCGGAGTAGTTCAGAATTAACTGAACGTGTACTGGATGAATCAATTGAACGTGGATTAATCTCCCCCACAGAAAAATTACGGTACCAAACTAATCTCACTCCCAAACAAATAAAACAGGTTCTGAAACTCCCAGAAACAGAACAAAAAGATGCTGTGGGGGTTTTCGAGCGAGATAATATAATCCGTGCAGAGCAGGAAGTCCAACAGACTGAGGCTTTTAAGAATATTGGTGAAGAGGTTGATATTAAAATAAAAGAGGGGGGTGCACGTAGGGGTGAGAAAGTCTCTCCGGGCATACCGCCAGTAACCGTGGAAGATTTAATTAGGCGGGGACAACCGGATGCTCTCGAAGAAGCCCAGACCCCGGAAGACAAGCCTAGTCCCCCCGGGGAACCTCCGTATACTCTAGTCGAGACCCAACACGGTTTAGAGGTTCAAGACAAACAAACCGGACGTATAATTGAGCATTTCTATAATGATGATATGAACTCCGATAAAAAAGCCGTCAAGCGTCTCAAAGAAATGAACTCCGATCCTGAACAAGCGGTGAAGTATGATAAATCGACGAACGGACAGAAAGCCCGAATCTCTATATTGGGGAAGCGTCTTGGGTTAATAGATAAAAAAGGAAAACCCGGACCAGCTTTTCGTCGATTTATGAAAGACGTATCTGGAAAAACTTCTCGTAAGGCTTTGACGTGGGGGGAGGCCCAGAAAGTAATCACCGCGATGGAGAAGCATCAACCGACATTCCGTGTGAAGGATAAGGTTACCCCCACTGGTTCTGATATAGTAGGAGAAGTAATTCAGATAAATAAAAAACGGGGTTTGGCGACGGTTCAGTTTAAAGATAAGGTGACCGGTGATACTAATTCTCGTATCTTTAACATGCAGGAATTGGCGTTTCTCGGTGAGGTTCAAGTGGCGACCGAGGAAATGATCGAAACAATTCGTGAATCGCAGAAAATTCAAACCCCCGAAGAACGAATATTTGGGCAGAAAGAAAATCGTCTGCTTAAAAAACATTGGCAGAATGTGAAACGGTACGTGACTGGGTGGCATCATAGTTTAATAAGAGTAAATCGTATGATGGAATGGTTAGATGGTCACGAGAAAGGGCCGAATTGGAACCGTATATTTCGACCCATGTACCAAGCATCATTAGAGGCCGAGGACGCCATTAACCAGCGTTTTGGGGATATCCAAAAGTTTATGCTGGACACCTTTGGATCAGAAGGAACTAAAGGGTTATTCTCTGGGGAGAGGACCCCGGTTAATGACCCAAAATATAGGGATAAAATCTCCCTGTCTCCGGCAGAACGCATGGGTTATTATGTTCTATCAAAAAATGAGGATGGGTTACGACGACTTAAACGTGGTAACCTCGGATCTTTCGGAAATAGGGAGGCGGCACTAAAAGCAATATTGGATTCGGTGTCCGAACAAGAGCAAGCTATGGGTGATTGGGCACTCGAACAATTAAAAGCACAATACCCCCGGGCTAATCAAGCCGCCATTTTCGCATTAGGGCGAGAATTAACTCCCGCGGATAATTATTTCCCGATGTATGCTCCTGCCGAGACTAAAGATTTGGAACAGCAATTCGATTTTTTGACGGCATTAGAAGAGAAAGTGGGTATCCCTAAAACTTCGATGGAGATCTCCGAAACACAAGAGCGTGTAAAAACGTCTACCGGCCCAGTCGAGACTGATTTCTTCCGATCATATTTCCACAATTTTACTCGTGTCGAACAGTTTATTCACATGGCCCCCGCGATAAACGAGGTTCAAAATCTTCTGAATAACAAAGAGTATCGTCACATCCTCAATAAAGCCACTAATGGATATGGCGTGAAAATTATCCATAAGTGGATGAAGGACACCACAAAGGGTCAATCGACGGAGATTAATAACTGGATGGGGAAAACACTTATGGGTCTCCGGACTAACGGTATGATCTATGCGATTGGATTTAACATCCCGTCTGTGATGCGACAACCCCTTTCATTAGGGAATGCGATGGCGATTGATCCTTTGATGATGAAATATGTCCCGATAAACTGGGCGAAGAATAAACAGAGTTGGGGTAATTATCAAGCGATGGACAACGAAGTTATGGGTAAATCTATTATGATGAGAAATCGTAATTTTGATCGTGTTCAGTCTACTCTCAACAATCTTTCGGCCAGAGAGAAACATATTCTAGGGAAAAAGACCTACTCCCAAAAAGCGATATCTTGGATAAAATGGACAGATCGACACACAACCGTTCTTGTATGGAAGTCCTTATATGATGTTGCCTTAGAGCGTAACTTGAATGAAGAACAAGCTATCGCTTTCGCGGATGATGGAGTTAGTAAAACACAACCAATGGGTAATGCCCGGGATCTTCCGGACTTTTTCCGAGGGGGGGCCTTGGAAAAATTACTCTCGACATTCCAAAACCAAGTGAATAATAATTATAATTTCTGGACCCATGATATAATCGGTGAACTAAAGGCCGGGAAGACAAGTAAAAAAGTCGCGGCGTATCGTGTTATGTTCTCGTATGTTATACCCGCATTGTTGTTTGGCATGATCGGACGTGGGGGACCCCCGGAGGATTGGGGTGATGCAGTAGAGGATTTAGCGTTATACCCGCTCGGGTCTTTATTTTTGGTGGGGCGGATAATCTATAATGCTTCACGGGGGTTTGCTGGGGGTGGTACATCGGTGGCTGGAATTGGTATTGGTGAATTGGAGAAGACCATAGCGGCTGGGTTCCGGGGAGATATAGGTAAAGTAGTTAAACACGGTGTTAAAGCCACAGGTGCCCTTACTGGACGTATACCCGCACAGGCCATTCGAACAGCCGAGGGAGCGTATGATCTCGCACAGAATGAGACTGATGACTGGCGTAGGCTAATATATTCAGAGTGGACATTGAGCCGAGGAGATAAAGGGGCCGCCACTCCAATGGGACGTAAACGTAGATTAAGACGACGAACAACACGAAAACGTAAACTGAGGAGAAGATGATGGAACAGAGCGACCACGACAGATTAATTGAAATTGGCGCTGATGTTAAGTGGATCAAAGAGAAACTCAGCGATCATCTAATTAAGCATTGGCGATTTACTGTGTTGGTTATATCACTCGTAGTGGGAGTTATACTTACGGGGAAATTTTTCTCATAAGC